CATATTGAATAGTATTTAGGAATAGCCGTAGAGCCTGTGTCTGGTGTATCATAATATTCACTCATAAAATCTGCATCCACTAATTCTAGAGCGTGTCTCGTTTTAGCGCCTGCATCTACATAAATATAGACATACCTAATATTAGCCATATCAAAAGAAGTAGGAGTAGTTCTTTCTAATAATGCAGTAGAATCATCAAATCCAGGAAGTTTTACAAAACGCTCGTCAATGGCTGTATTTCCGGATTCATAACCTTTATAACAATCTAACTCTACATCTCTAAAAATTCTTTTTTCAGAATGCTCTATAAAATCATTAACAATAGTGTCTGTAAGAACAGCACTATCTGTTTCTGTATAATCTCTAACCTGTGTTACTAATTCTGTGTATGTGGTCATGGTAATATTGTAAGAGGTCCAACGGACATATTCTCTCCTCCAAATTTCCTTATACCACCACTTTCAAAATATTTAAACCCTTTGCCTCCAGCAGCTTCAAATTGGTTAATATAAGTAGTTCTATCATCAATTAACATTTTATTTGCTCCACCATATCCACCTTTATTATACTGAGGTGCATAGTCTATGTCACCAGGAGTTGCTCCCGATGCAGGTGCACGACCAACACTAGATCCAGGTGTACCAAAATGAGTAGTAATCCAAGCAAGTTTTTGAGCATTACCTGAAACAGAACCTGTAGTTGTTGTTAACACATTCCAAGTAGTATTCTTTGACATAACTAAATCAATTAGTGCATTTGCTTCAGCTCTTACTCCTAAGTTTGAAAAATAACTTGGATCAGCGGCTATTGCAGCTATTTCTTGTGCAGGTGTCATATCGTACCAGTCTGGACTATATCCTAGAAAAGTTGCTACAGCTTGATACCATTCTGCTATTGTTCCATCCATATCAACATAAACAGTTGTAGTTCCAGGATTACAATTATCTTCTAACCATTCTTCAATAATATCATTAGGACTAAATGAAAAATTATCATCATCAATTTTAGTTAAAATATGTCCCGATGCATAATTTATATCATGATCTTGTATGTGGGAAACTTGTGGATATTCTGGAAAGTGAGATGAACAATCTCTAAATCTACGTCTATCTCCTGTACTATATCCATGTCCTGGATCAAAAACATTCACAACTATTGAATCTGTTACACCTGCACTGAGTGCATTAAAATCTAACATATGTGCTACACCTGGTTCTACTCTTCCTGGTCTTGCGTGTTGTAATCCTTGTGCGTCGCCTCTAATAACTCTTGGTTCTAACAGAGGTGATTTTGGTTCATATTCAGTATAATGAACCCACGCACCATTCCATTCTCTAACCATTTCTCTGTATGGAAATTGCAGACCACTCCTATCTGAAATAGCTATTGCATATATACCTGTAGCAAAATCAGACATTTGGATAATATGCCTGTGGAGTTATATAAGTACTAGTTGAAGATCCATCTTCAATAAGAGCTCTATTTAATTCATCTTCATATAACATTTTCATTTGTTGAACCATTTCTGGTTTCTTTTTCTGTGATAAATAAAAAGCTAAACCACTAGTCATAGCAGGAACAAAACGGTAAGGCACATCACCAACATTACTATAGTTTCCTACGTCCTGTATTCTTTTAACATAATAAAGACCTATATAATTACTTGCTGCAGTAGCATCAGGCGTTGGGTAAAGTGATATAACCGTTCTATCGATAAAACGTTGAACATAATATTGTGAAGGTTGAGATTTAGTTAGTTTATTAGAAAGACCAGAATAAGTTGATCTATTAATTTTTGTTAATGCAGAATCTGATTGGTTAACTGTATTATAGTCTCTTCTATAGGTAGCTTCTAAAACATCATCTATACCATAGATACCATTAACTGGAGCAGTAGTTGTACTTGTACCATCTCCTGTACCTCTATAAAAAACATACTCAGCTTGGCCTTCTATTAAATCAAGATTAGTTTTTCCAATTTCCCAATAGTGTAAACCCCTATTGGCCCATTCTTGAAACATAATATTTAAAGAACGTCTAGCCGACTTAAGCTCATAGCCATCTACAGTTTTAATACCTATACGATCGTAAGATTCTTGAATAACGTCGTCTATTTCAAATGTACTCTCGAATGTAGTTGTTCCGGACGTACCCATAAACTACCTCCTAGTTAAATGTAATAGTTACACCTGTTGTTCCAGAGAGCACTGCGTGACAACCCGTTTTAAATCTAATACCACTACCTGGAACGAAGACTGAAAGTCCTTCTTCTCCAAATAAGAAAGTATGTGAAGTACCGGTTGCTGATGTTGCATCATACAAAATAAGTGATCCGCTGGCACTATTACCTTTTCCCTGTATAGAAGTTACTCGGCAAGAGCCAGTATGCAAGGTTGCTGTAGTTGCAGTGTGTGCTGTTCTTTGGTCACTTGTAAAAGTGCTTCCACCCATAATATTTTCCTCCTAAATTAGTGGGGCCGAAGCCCCACTTTTAATTAATTATTCAGTATCTGAAGTACTAGATATTCCGAAGAATTTTAGTTTTAATGTAGTAGAGCCGCCGTCTGCGCCAGCTCCTGGATCACCACTTAAAACTACTTCAACTTCATCTGGTGTAGCACTTGTTGCAGCAACTCCTGCACCAAGATCAATAAACCCTAAAGCACCATTCAAAATCCAGAATCCTTTGAACCCTGTAGAATTGACTGCGCATGTACTTCCGATTCCATCTAAGTAACCGTCTGGATCAGCATCTGATCCTACATCGTCAAGATTAACTGCGTTTGATGAAGCTTCTGTAACTACTACTGTGCATGCCATTGGTACAAAATTAGTAGGCATCGCAATTGCCGCCTCTTTTCCAGTTGTAGCACCACTAACAACAGAGACTGTTGCTTCATATACTTCTAACTTCATATTAGTAATAACTTTACCAGATGCATTTTTTACAATGTCTACAAAGCCGTTTTCCGATCTTACCGGACCGCTAAATGTTGTATTAGCCATAATTTTTCTCCTATTTGCGCTAGTATAGTCCTAAGAGTTTGTCTACTGCACGAGTCTATACTAACTTATTTTTGATGTGCAGTATTTTGAATATACTCTCTTAAATTAGTAAATGCAAATAAAAAGGGCGGCCTAAGCCGCCCTCCTTAATTTAGGTATAATCTAACAGTTCTTAACCAGTTCCGTCAGAGCCATAGACACCACGCCAGTCAGACCAGCCGAAGCTGTATCTTTCTCTGGCTTTGTATCTCATGTTGCCTGTTTCGAAGTCACCTTCCATAGCAGTTTTAAGAGCTGCTCTTGTAAAGTGTTTCATTCCATTAGGAACATCAGTTTTAATGAACCATTGATCGCCATCATTAATGTAGTTATTAACTACAAAACCTTGAGGAATCATCCCCATAGATTTAAGAGCGTTGATATCATTATCAGCTGTTCCAACACGTTGAGCGGATTTTGTAATCCTCTCTGCAGTGAATTGACCGTCAGCAGGAATGATTAGTTTCATTCCTCTAGCAGCAATTTTAAGACCTCTTTCGTCTTTGAAATTGCCAATGTCAATCATTGCTTGCTCGAGAGAAGTCTCAGACAAGTCAGACAGAGTAGTCGGTCTGTTGCTAAGGTTCCCTGCAAGAGTAGGGTGAGCGTTTCCGATTAAAGATTCGTTATCACCACCTACTGTACCAGCAGCAAATGCATTATTTAATACATTCGCCCCTTTGGTTTGCTTCGTTTGAGCCATAGAACGTGCAAGTGCTTTAGTATAACGCGTAGAAATCTTATCATACAAGTTATCTTCAACATTTTCCTCAGTTAGTGAGAATGCGAGAGCGACTGTCTCATGTTGGTATCTTGCAGTATAAGTTTCTTGTGCGGTATCATAAGTAACACCAGCGCCTTCTGACTTAACGGCTGCTTTGTCGAAACCAGTTAACATTACGTCTTCTTCAAACGCTCTGTCACTAGATTCTGTTTCGAAAATCTCTTGATTTTGATTTTCGTATTGTTTGTACTCAAGTCCAAATAATGCATTCAGACCTGGCTCTAGCTCTTTTGCTAGTTGTTGTCTTGATATAGCCATTTTTTATGTCCTCCTGCTATTATTCTTTATACTTGTGTTCATTGATCAAAACTTCAGCAACGGTATTTGCGCCAAATGCATTACGACCGACTTTTTTTGAAAAGCCTACGCAACGTAAATTGTCGTTACCTGCTGCAGAAGTTGCGAAGCCTGCGGCCTCGTTCCCTGAAACACCTGTAGTTGTTGAGCCGGTACCTGCTGTAATATCTGAAGTCATACTGATGTCAGTTTGAGCTCCAGAACCTGCGTCTTGTATTTCGAACACCTGGTAAGGGTCGTCATACACGAAGCATGTTGTAGCTAGACTAACGGCTTTTTGGTTTGAGAAAATTGGTTTACCTGTTGTAGCATCGTCGTAGTTAACGCCCCAGAAAACACCTATACAGTTTGTAGCATCTGTTCCACCATCTGCGGCTGCAAATAGTACAACATCTCCTCCTCCCTCAGCGATCCTTACGGCATCGCCTTGAAAAAGAGCTACACCATAACTTGATAAAGTTATATAGCTGTTTGCTGCGGAAGCTGTTCCTCCGCCGATTTTTCCAATAGGGTTCATACCAAATGCGGCATCTAAATTTGCCATATTGTTATCCTCCTTAAAGGTTATTGTTTAAATCGATGGTTAGATAAGACTAAGCCTTATTTGAGCCACCAAAAGTTACACGAGTCTGTCGATCTTGATTGATCGGCATACTTGGGTGCTGTTCCTTTAAGACATCGTTTTCTAAAGCCTCATTGCGATCTAGCGTTTTCTGTCTATAGTACGCTTCACGCGACTTTGCGAGCTCTTCGGTTATCCTTGCCAGCACAAGGCCACCAACTCCGATTACCCCTGCGAATTTCCCGGTAGTCACTGATGGATAATCTTCACCCGGATATTCGTCAGCTCTCACTAACTCCCATCCAGTTCTTAATTTACCGGTTATGTTCTTTGTATCATCAAAGCCCATACTTTCGGCACGTAACCATCTATGTCTATACCCATCTGGCGCAGGTGGCGCATCTAGTGATGATGGGGGAGCCCAAACTTTAGGTTTTTCGTCTTTAACCCTAGTTTCGCTCACGCGGGAAGTTTTTTTAGATTTATCTTTTGTCATGCTGTGTCCTCCATCGCGGTTAATTGTTTTGCATACTCTTCAAGTGGCACACCTAGTCTTTTAGAAATTGCGACCTGTGAAGGTGTGAGTTTCACGGTTCTTCTGCGTCCTTTTGCGGCCGGACGGTTGGCACTTGCTACACTTTGAACAGGTTGTTCAGATGCAGTTGTCTCCACTTTATCAAATTTATGCGGGAAATCAAGTCTTATTCTTTTATCAACTTCTGCATAATATTCATCAGATGCTCCATCAAAACCTTCCTCTTCCACAAGTTTTTTATGGATATCAAATGCAGTGTAAGTCATTGCATTATCAGTACCAAACCAAGGATTCTTCTTAGCCCAAGCATCAGCCCTAGGATCAGGTGGTCTCTTTGGTTGTTGTGGTTTTGTAGGAGGAGGTACTCTAGAAGCTTCAGTTTTCGGAGCTTCTTCTATCTCTTTCATCCTAGCAAGACGTGTAGCATCCATGGTTAGTTGAGAAAGTTCTGTCTGAGCAGCTACTTGTTTCTCAATATCACCCGAATTTATAGCGTGTGCTAATTTTGTTTTTACAGCATCAATATTTGTTGTAACTCTTTTTTCAAATTCTTTAGTGTAATCTGAATCTAAAGAACTATAACGTCTTTTCAATCTATCAGCTGTTTCTTTTTGATTGTGCGCAAAAGATATTGCTTCTTCTTTTTGCCTTTCAGCTTCACGCATTTTACGTGTGAGTTTAGCTATTCTTTTTTGCACACCTTCTGAATATTCACCAAGTTCGTCCTTTGGTTTTTCTTCAACAGGTTTTGCTTCTTCCACTTTTTCAGCGGGAGCTTCTTCTACTTCTATTTTATCTTCTTCTTCTTCTTTTGGTTCTTCTACAGGTTTTTCAAGATCAATTTCTTGTTCTTGTTCGTCTGCTTCACCAACGTCGATTTTTTCATCTAGCATAGTGTAATCCTCCTATGATTTACATTGCGTGAATCAAATCTTTAGGATCTTCTATCGTACCTAAGATTTCATCATCGTTTAACATTCGTATCTCGCCACCTTCAATCTCCATTCGCGATCCTGCATACCTTGCAAAGATCACCCAATCTTTTTCCTTGCACCATGGACCTGTTGGGTATCTCTCTTTATCTCCATAACATAACGGTCCGAGCTTCAAGACGTATCCAACTTGGACCGCGGCTCGGGCTCTATCTAATGCTTCTTGTGCAATAATAATTCCACCCTCACTCTTCTCTTTAACTTGAAAGGGCATAACTAATAATCTCCAACCTGTAGGTTGTGGGAGCTTTTCTAAATTTGTTTTGGAAGGTTCTTCTGTAGCCTCTTTATCTTCGGCTTCATATTTATTTTCTAATGCGTGTGACGTTGTCATCATCGTTATTTGGCTCCTTTGGTTCAAGCAGGTTAGAGAGGTCCTGTTGTATCATATCTATTGCATGAATCTTACCTACTATATATTTATAGTTTTCCATGTTGTCAACCCCGCCTTGAGCTAGAGTTTGAATTAAACTTTCCATTTGATCCTGCATCATTCTTTGCAGGCGGTGAATTACGCTTATTGTGTCTGTAACTTCTGACATACTTTTTTGCCTTGTCTCCTAATTGGTCCCAAAACTCATCAAGTGCGTTCTTGGGTTTATCTTCCCCCATACTTCCCCCGAATGTAAAATTAAGTCAATTATTTCTTTTTGAACATTTTAACGGCTTGGCCTGCGCCCTTGATTCCGAATGATGCAGAAATCGCGATGTATAACAGGTGCTGGTAGTACGTCGGGAGTTCTTGCAAGGCAATAAAACCACTTTTAACATATTCCTGGCATCCTGGAATAAACACAAGAACTGCTGGAGCAAGTAGGACAACGAGACTTACCTCGTCTTTCCAGCTCCCTTTCATTTGGTCTACTGCTGATGCTTCCCACGACACTTTTCCGGCGATCTGCTGCTCTTTAAGTGCAGTAGCAGCTTTGATCTCGGTTAGTTTCGCTTCGGATTTTGCTTTTTTAGTTGCAACTACACCTTTGATCATGTCGCCGGCTACACCTAGTAATGGTTTTAATAATAATTGAAACATTGGATTATAGAACGCTTAGTAAAACGACGACGATAATAACAGCTGCACCAATTAGTTTGGCTTTGACAGACGTGTCATTCCATTTTTGTACGATTGTGTCTCTTAAGTCTTGAATCATGTGATCCTCCTCTTTTTATTTACACCTGCTTCGCTGAGCGCGATAGCTATGGCTTGGCGCCTATTTTTAACTTTTTTCTTGCTTTTGCCAATCTTTAATTTCTTTTTTTTAAATTCACGCATTACCTTACTGATTTTCTTTTCTTTTTCTCCCATTATACTAAACCCAATTGTGCAAAGTGTATATCTATATATTGATCGTCATATCCTCTTCTTTTCAAACGAGCATATTCAGCTTTCATAGTACCAGTCCAATTACTTTGATCTGCAACATATTCTTGTTGTCCTGACTGTTCTTGTTGAATAATTTGTTCTTGCAAAGTTTGTTGTTGTGCAAGCTCCTCGTCTGATACTGCTCCACCACCAAGTGATGTGTCCGAACCATCAAGACCAAGAGCACCAGAAGCATAAGCTGAATACTGCGACATAGAAGAAGGTCCATATAGATTACCATACTCTGATACATTATTAAATTGCTGTGAATTCATGTGGTGTGTAGGTCCCATATAACCATAACCCCATTCCGCTGCTGCTGCGGCATCAATAGCCATACTAGTAACATCATCACCAAGTGGTGCGGTATATCCAGAAGCTTCAGCCATAGCAGCCATAAGTGCTGGGTTCGTGCGCATATCAGCCTCCAAAGTACTCCCAGTTATCTGATTACCAAAACTTTCTGCTTTTACACCTGCATCTAAACCACCTATCATACCAACAAATTTATCTAGCATTCCTACTTGGGCCAATTGAGCAAACATCGCACCAATCACATCAGTACTATCCATCCCTAAAGCCATAGCGTCTGTCCCTATATCATGCATCCCATAAAGCGTTGCTGCTCTCATAGCATCAGCCGCCATGTCACCAAATGCTTCCTCATTAAAAGGATTCAACATATCCACTTTGTCCTGCATATATCCAAAAACAGCATCTACTGTCTCACTAAAATTCATTGTATTACCTTCAATCACTCCCTGTGCTGTAAGAGCAGCCTCAGGGGAGTATTTGTCCATTGCCGCTTGTGTAGTAATACCTAATGCTTTCGCAAGTGTTCCATACGCTTTCTGCATATCCTTGTCTGTAGCATCTTGAGGACTAATTACTTGAGCATTAAATTCTTGCGCCATATTATTAAGAGCACCTATTTGAGACGACATCGCTTCTTGCATATTCGCGTTAATTTGACTTTCTATATGAGGATTAGGTCCAATTTCGTCTACTGACAGCCTACTTAGGTGATCTAGTGTAGTGTCTTCTGCTGCTTCTATATTTTGTATTCCTGCTTCTGCTAAAGTTGCTGCTAGGTGTTGTGGAGTCAGATTCAGTCCATACTGTTCATCCCCAAAACTATAATAATCGGGGTTTAGATTTGCCATCTCCTGACTCCGTTGATGACCCCTAAAAGCAGAGGGTCCTCCCCATGTTAAACCTTCTATTGCCGTACCTTGATTAGTAACCGACGTCATGGCTTGAGCTAACGCCGCTTTCTGCATAGCCGTCATATGATCATCAGTCGGGTTAGGATCATACATACCCCACTGAGTGTTTGTTGTATCATAACCCAACAACCCATCCTCTATCATTTGGTTAGCTAAAGTATTGATCGTAGCTTGTTGAACACCTGATCCTGCATCTTCAGATGTTATTCCAGTAACAGCATCTTGTAGACCTTCGTGTGGATTAAATGTTCCTTCTTCATTAGGACCAAAGGTAGTTGTAGTTGTAGTTGTAGTATTATCATTATTATTATTGTTTTGGTTTCCCCCCATTGATCCATCATTATCACTAGTTCCATCCATCCCAGCATGATGTCCTCCCATTGGACCTCTCCCCCAATATCCACCAGGTTCATCCACTAAACCTCTTTTATTTGGGTTATAGTCAGGTCTACTTACTCTTCCACCGAGCATAATATCAGACATGTTTTGGTAAGGATAAGGCATTATCTGCCTCCGGATTTAATAGTAGCGTCCATACTCTTTATACCGTCTTTTGCGAGTGAAACAGCGGCTCTAAGCTTCGCATGTTCGTCATCTTGCTCTAATTTCTCGTCAAATTCACTTTTTCCTTGTAAAAGCTTCAATGTGTCCAGATTTGCCCTTTCTTCGTCGTATTTTTCTTTTCTTTGTTGATCTTGGGCTTTAATTTGAACTTCATCGGCTTTTAATTTGATTAAAGGGTCGCTATCAAGCTGATTTAAGACCTTTTTCTCTTCTTCGGCGTATTCAGTCATGTGTTGAGCGATTAATTGCGCCTTTCTGGAATCAATTTTACCCTTAAGCTGTTGTAATTTCTGTTGTATTTGCATAACTTGTGGATTTTTTGCACCCTGAGGACCTGCTTGTTGTATAAATGCCTGCATTTGTTGTGCTTCAGCCATTTCTTCCTCAAATTCCATCTGTATTTGCTCTTGTGCCATCAAAGCAATGTGTTCTAAGCAGTTTTTTTGCAATAAAGAGAGTGCTTGTGGATTATTTCTGGCCATAAAGGTACCCATAAATGTTAAATGCGCATCCATGTGTGCTTGATGATCTTGTTTTGGAAATGCTTGAAAAGGTTTTCCTGCCATAGACTGCATATTCTCCATTGCTGGATCCATAGGTGATGGTTTTTCTGGTGGTGGCAGAATAGTATTTATATTCTTTATGCCTAATGCATCATACATATCCCTATATGCTTGATACATGTTGTGCATCTTTGGATTAGACATCGCTAATTGGAGTTGTGTTTGCGCAATACTAATTCTTTGTGTCTGTGAAAATATATTAGGATCACCTACTGGTACAATATCAATTCTATCATCAAAATCTTTTTGAAAAATTTGATTCTGACCACCAACTACATCGTATGGATATTGTGGTGGTAAATAAGTTACAAAACATTTTGCCAGCAGCATGAATTCACATTTCATTGCCGCATATAATCTTTTATGAACAGCTGACATAACCCGCGATCCGCGCTCCAAGAGCGCGACGGTTGTGCCTACTGCTGCTGATTGATTACCATCGCCCACTTGCATGTCTGCGATGCTCGCGAATCGCTGACCGGATTGGACAACAAAATCCATCAATTGTAAGAGAGTCGCGTTTGGTCCTTTAAATGGTAAAGGTAAAAACGAATCAGCTAAATTTCCACCAGGTGCATCAACGTCCCGAAACTCGCCCGGCTGCAACGGTTGAGCTTCATCTCTGACTCTGATGCCTCTTTGTTTGAATCCGGCCGGGAGATTAGCCAAGGTGCCTGCGTCTAAGAGTTGTCTTAGAGCAGAAGTGGCAGTTCTTGATAAACCGCCGATCATGTGGATAAGGCCGAATCCATAAAAGCCTAGTCCTGGTAAAAATTTGAAATGTACAAAATAATCTTTTTTCTTTTTTGCTGGATCTTGTGGATCAAAGTTTCTTCGAATAGCTAAAACTTTAGAAGAGCCTTCATCTATAGAAATAATATAAGGAATCTTAAGTCCAGAAGGACCTTTCCCAGTAGCATCTACTTCTTCAAAACCAGGTAAGTTTAAATTTGTATGAAATTCTAATACAGTATAAATTTCATCTTCTACTGGTTCAACTCCTATGAGCTCCTCTTTTTTCTCTGTAATTGAATCTACATTATTATCCTCTTCAACAGCTACATCACTATAAAAACCTGTTAGTTGTTGTTTTAATAAATCATTACCTGACATTCTAATTTTATGTACGATAGTTTCTGTGTCCTCTAAAGATGTTGAATTGTATGGAACATACAAATCTTCTGCCGGAACAAATCTAGAAACACAACGTTGTAATAATTGGTCATAATAGATTTTTTTAAATGATGAACCTGATAATGGTAAATTAAATAATAACTGATCAAACTCTGGTTCGTACTCTTTCATTTCAACCATGATTTGATAATTCATAAAATCTTTTACACGTTTTGCTTGCTCCTCTTTTTCTACATTAACCATACCAATAATCTGGGTTCTAACCGGACCATCTGCTGGTAATAATTCTTTATAAGCTAGTGCTTGAAACTGTGTAACTGCTTCTGCAAGAACTGGGTGTGTTGCACCTGATGCACCCCTAAATGGTTGTGTTCTGTCTTCATATTTAAAACCTAAAAGATCCATTCCTTTAGTGTAGGTGTCTTCCCATTCCTGACGTGATGATTTACAATCCTCATAAGTTTTAAGTAAATCAGAACTGATTTTATGTAATGTGTTATCATCTAAAAGATCAGCTATATTATCTCCAAACTGACCGGACTGCATATTCATCGCAGCTGGATCAAAATTAATCTCTGCTCCACCATCTTCTGTTGGTGTAACCTCTATCGGTTGTTGGTTTTGTTGTTGAACCAACATTTCCATTTGCGCTTGTTGTTGCGCTTGTTGTCCTGGTATCTGTACCGTTTTTCTTGGTGCTGCAAAAGCAGGTTTATCTATTGCCATATTTGTCTCTCCTTAAATCTTGTGCCAATGCCATTGGCTAATGGTCCCCTTTGTGGTGGAACTGTACGTGTTAATCCGCCATCTCTTAAAAACTGGCCTCTACCTGCTGTAGCTCCAAAAGGATTATATGCTTGTTGTTGTAGTGGTACATTATCTGCTTCCCATGCTGCAAGATCTGTTTGATAAGCATTATGTGCCTGATTAAATTGATCATTAACCTTCTGTGAATTGGACACCCAATCTTGAAATTCATTATATTGTTGAGTGCTCTCTTCTGTTGGATTCAGAAAATGTTCTACACCCGGTGCTCCTGGACTCTCTCCAAATTGTGACGTGTCAAATTCAAATGTTGGTCGTTCGCTTAGAAGGTTTCTAGTAGGTTGACTGTACTGTTTTTGATCCGGCGCAATGGAAGGTCCTTGTGGTGGTCTTATCATTTGTTGTATACCTTGACCTAATTGACCTATCTGATTACTAATTTCCCCTACAGCAGCACTAAGAGTTGGTTGTGAAGAATTAATTTGACCTGCGGCACTTTGTGCTCCCATGTTAGCACCAGCTCCAAAAGCATTTTGTGCAATTGTATTATTATTCTGATTTATCTGATTTAATATTGAACCTATTCCAGATACACCTCCTTGTTGTAAACCAACACGGCCGCCTTGTGCAGCCTCTAATAGTTTAGGTGCATTTTGTTCTTGTTCCATAAGACGAAGTCGGTAGTCTGCTTCCTCTTTCGCAGCGTCATATCTCAGTTTGTGAATTTCATCCCTATATCTCATATCTGTTTCATTTATATCTCTTTTTCTATCTGGTGTATCATCCCAAGGATCTAACCTTCTTAGTTGTTCCCAAAACCCAGAAGGTAGCTCTTGTTCCGCATTAAATTTTTTTGCTTGCTTCATTCGTATAAGTTTTTCTATCCAAGCAGCTCTTTCTTTGTTTATTTTATCAGGATTACCTCCACCTTCTAAACCTACGCGACCGCCTGTTTTAAATTTACCTTCGGGATCAAATGGTTCTTCTTGTCCTCTTTGATTCTTAATAAATTCCTCATATTCATCTTTGTAGTCTTGTTTAGTTTTTGTTTTAACTGCAGCTTCCCAGTTTTCTACACCACCTTTTAGTGAGGCATAATCTTCAGCGCCAGTTTCTATCCATCCTTGATCTGGGTGTTTCGTCATTTCTTCAACTACAAACTCTCCTTCTTTTGCACCTGATCTTGTTCCAGTTCTTACATTCACTGCTGTTTCTGGTGCAAAGTAAGTCATAGTAACTAACTGTGATTCATTTCCTCTACCAGTAACTTCTATCACCCCTGTATCTAAGTTTTCTTCCATGCGAATTGGTTCTATACTTATGTCTGGGTCTTTATATTCATAAACTACAATATTTGGTTCACCGGCCTTTACGTCTGAATAAGCAGCAGGTTTTGCTTTTCCGTTAGTTCTAATTTTATTTACTAATAAAGGAAACCATTTCGGCATACCTGATGCTGACATTTCAGCAGCACTTTTAACTGCGGTTGCAGCTGTCTTACCACCAGTCAGCCATCCTTTTGCTCCTGCAACACCAGCCGCGATCCCCGATCCCATCAGACCTAAGAATCCTCTGCGACTCATTTTCATTTTATCAAATGGATTACCGCCGCCTTCTAAACCAACACGGCCACCTTTTGCATGCTCAGGTTTTTTCAATATGTTTGACATGTCGGTTGGAACATCAGATTTATAACCACCTTCATCTAATTTTACACCCATACGTCTGAGTTCGTCAGCTATGGTTTTTGCTTCTTCAATTCTACCTTGTTCTACAGCCATCGCCATTGCTTGGTGTGCTTCTTCTATTTCTTGTGAAGTTGCTTGAGCTATCTTAGTTTTTCTATCTATCTCTGTAATACGTTTATCAACCCAATCATCTGTCATAAGACCATCAACTTCTTCTGGGCCTAATATCTCGTCTATTGCATCATTTAATATTTTATTTCTTTTCTTTTTAGACTCATTAATCTTTCCAAGATCGTCTGCTATATTACCTAATGATTGTTCTACTGATGTGTCAGCTGTACCTAGTTTAGCAAGAGCTTCATCTGCATAAGCGACTGCTTGCTGTCTTTGTGCATCATTAAATATTCCAAACTTTTCTCCACGCGCAAGTGCATCCCTAAATGGTTTAAGAAGAAACTCATTATTAGAAATTTCATCAATCATTTGTTGTGCTCTTGCCATGGCTTCGCCTTCATTCTGCACACCAAGATTAATAATTCCTTTTTCACCTGTTGTTGGTGGTGTTGGATTACTTTTATTGCCTATATATTTAGATGCAGCGCCGTCTACTCTTTCATAAAGCATAGGATGCTCTGGATGATTCCTACCTTCCAATAACCAAACTAATTCATCTTCCCAATTATCAGATGTTTTAATTCCCCACTTGCTAGTATCCCTATCTTTAATTCCACTATCCTTTTTAATCCGAACAGCTGCTTCTACTTCACCTTTACCAAAAGCTTCTATTAAATTATTTCTGAATACTTCATTTGGAATATCTTCGGCGAGATTCACCCCGGTTGCAAAACGTCCAATATCATATTCCTTATCAAGTCTAACTTCATCCGCGCTCCGCGAAGCACGTATATCGTCGAAAATGTCTCCAATCTCTCGTATAAATTCTTTAGTAATAAATCCTTGCTTATGTTGTGTGTCTAAAAAAGGTTCAATACGCGCCCAATCATCTAAATTATCGTCTAACTGTATTCTTTTAGGATCCCCTGGTGCATAACCAGCGTTGTAGTATTCTGCGATTGCTTTCTTAAGATCTCTAAGTTCTGTAGGATTAGAAACATTATAACCGCTTCTTCTCATAGCTCTTAAAAACAAATTTACATATTGTGTCATTAATAATAAGTCCTGTTTTCTTGTGGTAATTTTTCATCTTCGTAATCTTCGGGATGAGCTACAAAACCACCTTGTCTAAATCTCATTAATGCTTGAGTCATACTGTCCACTAAGTCATCGTGTTCACCTAGCGGGAATGCAGCGCATTCCTCAATCATTTCGTCTGCGAACTTTCGATCCGGATACCAAACCATTCCTGCCTCGAATAACGGAGCTACTGAGTTCACTCGTGTATGTTTATCATTTCCACGGCTAGGTGTAAAGTTAATAACTGGTATACCCATTTTTCTTAATTCATACGTCAATGGCAATCCCGATGCTTTAGCTTCAATGATAACTGACTCAGGTTTCCAGTAATCGAACTGTTCTTTAGCCTTTTTCCGTAATTCAGGGAACTCGTACCGATCTTTTAATACATCAAGAAGAA